CACGACGAAGTCGCCCTCGCGGAAATCGTAGCGATCGAGCAGGTACTCCTCGGTGAGGCGAAGGATGCCGGCATCCACGAGGCGTGCATCACGCTCGGCGCGCTTTTCCTCCAGGCCGGTCTCGTCGGCCATGATGAATTCGGGCGGCAGATCCGGGAACGCGTTCAGGATCCAGAGGTTGTCGACGAGGCGCTGAAGGCTGCGCCGGACCATGCGAAGGTCGGCGTTGCGCTTGTCCTCGCGGACCTCGTTGTGCACGCTGGCAGCGGCGTAGCTGCCCGAGTCGCCGACGTCGGACGTCAGGGTCTGGCCGAGGATCGAGCGCTGGTAGCGCTTGATGATGTGCTGCTCGAACTCGACGAACTGCTGCCCGGTGCCCGTGACATCGATGGCGTCGACGGAGTCGTCGCTGTGGATCGCCAGCGACGCGCCCTGGACGGCGGCGTGCAGATCCTTCGCCATCTTCTCGTAGTTCGCCCGCGTCTTGCCGACCAGCAGCGGCTGGCCGAAGCGCTCAAGCCACTTCGCCCAGAACATCCAGCCGTTCTTGCGGAAGAACCACGGCCAGTACAGCCGGCTGAACAGCGCCTCGCCGTAGGGGTTGCGGTACGTGAACTGCCGCACGGTCAGCATGAACTTGACCGGCTCGACCAGCTCGCCGTCAGGCGCGGTCTGCGAGAACCACACGAGCGAGCCGTCAGGCTTCGGGGCGAACCACTCGAACGGCTTCTCCACGACAGACTTGATGCCGAGTCGGCCCGTCTCCCGCTGCGCGTAGATGATCTCGCCGACGCTGTAGCCGTAGGGCACGGCCTGCAAGGCGCAACGAATGGCGTCCTCGATGACCGGGCGCAGCTCGAACTCGATCCATTCGGCCTGCTCGGTGCCACCGGGCTCCAGCCGCCAGGGCGTGCCGAGCACTGCCTCGCGACGCGTGTCGAGCGCGGCGACGAGGTCGTCGTCCGCCTCCAGCATCCGCAGGTTCTCGCGCTTGATGCCGGCCTTCTTCAGCACCTCGTCTGGATCGGGGATGCGCCCCATCATCCCGAGGAACTGATCGAAGACCGTCTCCTGAAACAAGGCCGCCGATTTCTTCGGGGCGGCGGGCGTCGCCGCCATCGTGCTCAGCAGCAGGCCGTCGGGCAGGGTAGAGCGGCGGGTGGCGCGTGGCATAAGCTCTCCTTCGTTCGGGAGCCATCATTCGCCACGCCCCTCGCCTTCGGAATCCTGACGCGCGTCAGCACGAAACAGATCGAGCTGCTCGGTGCCCCGCTTGATCCTGAGCCGATCCATGATCCGGTAGACGTGGCGCTCGCTGAGCCGCGCCGTGTACGTGAACGTCCGCGCGATGTCGCCGGGCGACATGCCGCGTCTGAGCATCGAGGCCACCGCCTCGTTCCGCGAGGCGAGATCGAGCAGATGGTTGCGCGGGATGTAGAGGACGTCGCCGCCAGCGATGGCGACGAGGCGATCCGCGAGGCGCTGCCCGATGATGTCGACCAGCCGACCATAGGAATCGCAGCCCGGGGCCGAGGGCACGCGGTAGTCGGCGCCCCCGAGTGTCTCAGCCAGCAGCTGAGCGGCCTCCTCGCCGATCGCGTAGACGAGAATCTCGCGGCTCATCAGAACGTCCTCTTGCCGTACACGGCCGAGCGCTGCCCGCCGTAGTCGACCCCGTGCCATGCGATGGCCAGGGCCATGACGCAGTCGTCGTGCTCGCCAGCCGGGGCGCCGTACCGGATCGACCCTGACGGCAGGCGCTCTTGATCGTAGGACATCAGCTCCCGCACCAGCTCCTCGTGATCCGGGATCTTGATCGTGCCCTGCTCGAACGCCAAGGCCAGATCGAGGACGATCGCGCCCTTGCTTGCGGCAGTCGTGGCGAACGGGCTCATGGGCAGCCCCTCGCGCGTCAGGTGCTCGATGAGCGGCTCACCCATGGCGTTCGACTCGGCGAGGATCGGGGCGCGCGGGAAGCGCTCGTGCAGCGCCTTCAAGCGCATGAGCTGGAACGCGTACTCGATCTCGGTGAACCGGTCGATCGCCACGACCTCGCGCGTCGTGCCGTCGAGCACCACGTAGACGGTGAAGTCGTTGTGGCGCCCCCAATCGACGCCAATCACGTAGGCGTGACCGGCGCCGAGGTCTCGCATCGTGTGTGGATCAGCCGGGAGCTTGCTGCTGATCGCGTCGGTGACGCGCCGGAACACGCCGCCGCCCGTATCGATGAACGCAGCGAGGTACTCCTGGGCGAACACCCGCTCGGGCAGGCGCGGTCGCCACTTCTCGATCTCTTGCGGATCGATGAACGGGTTCTCGGTCGTCGGCATCTGCCACGACTGCCACTCGGGATCGCGCTTCACGTTGCGCGCGTCGCCCATCATGTGCAGTTCGTAGTGGAAGTTGCGGCCGTTCGGCGTGCTGATGAACCACGCGTCGCCCTTGTAGTCGTTCAGCGTCGGCGAGATCGAGAACAGCCACGCCTGCCGCAGGTTCTTCGCGTGCGCGGACTCGTCGATGACGACGCGCCGGTACTTGCGGCCGCGCCCTGCGTTCTCGTCCTCCAGCGTCCAGAAGTCGATGACGCCGCCCGTCACCAGCTCGATCCGCATCTCGGTGCGGTTGATTCGATGCGTGATGGCGCCGCACGTGCGCTCGGCGTCCTTCCAGACGTCGGCGAGGTACTTGTAGGTCGGCGCGAACCAGCCAACGGGATAGCCGTCGAGCGCGCCCCCGGCCTCGAACAGGATCTGCTCCAGGCCGAACATCGTCTTGCCGAAGCGCCGCCCGCACGTGGCGACGTTGAAGCGCCGCCTCTCGTCCAGCATTCGGCGCTGGCCCGCGTGATACAGCAACGGCGGGACATGGATGCGCAGCGTCACGGGATGTGCGCGTACTTGTGCATCTGCAACGAGAGCTTGAAGCCGTACTCCAGGCACGACTTCACGCACAGGTCGGTCGCCTTGCGGCTCTGCGACAGCGGCTGGAGCCAGACGTTCGCGGGATCGATGTTCATGTCGGCGAGGCGATCGAGCAGCTCGGTGACGTCGCGCGCCCGGCCGATCGGCACCTTTATCTCGTTGCAGCGCTCGAAGCTCGCGGGCAGCACGCGCCGCCCCCCGGGCATGTCCCACTTCGGCGACAGCGTCACCCACGCACACGTCGGGATGTCGGTCAGCGGGTACGTGCCAGACGTCTCGATCTGCACGCTGCGTCCCTCCTCGGCCAGCGCCCGGATCAGTTCCGGCAGCGCCTCCTGGGCGAGGGGCTCGCCCCCGGTGATGACGACATGGCGGGCGTGCGGCCAGCGCGTCGCCACGTAGTCGGCGATCTCGCGCGGCGTCGCGATCGTGTACAGCTCCTCCGAGAGGATGCCGCGATCGTTCTTGAACTTCGCCTTGGCCTCGTCCATGTGCCGCAGCGGCACGTAGTGGGTGGTCGGCGGGCAGAACGACCACGTGTGCTTGGTGTCGCACCACGGGCAGCCGACGTCGCAGCCTTGCGTCCTGATGAACACCGACGGCGTGCCGGTGAAGCGCGCCTCGCCCTGGATCGTGTAGAAGATTTCGTTGATCCCCATGCTCACAGGCCGGCCCTCGATGCCGCGTACTTCGCGGCGTCAGCATCAGCGTTCTCGTCGCGCTCCCACGGGAACACGATCCAGCGGTCGTCGTTGAGGATGATCCCGGGCTGCAACATGCAGCTCCAGCGCAGGTAGTGGCGCACGACCCAGGCCGTGTACTTCGCGTTCGGGTAGACGAGCAGGGCGCGCTCGATCGTCTCGCCCTTGTCGACGATGTCGTCGACCCACAGCATCGTCTCGCTCTGCGCGCTCAGCAGCGGCAGCCCGATCGCGTGCGACAACGCCACGGCGATCGGCAGCCCGCCACGCGGCTCGCCGTAGATCCCGGTGCAGCCCTCCCAGTCGCCGTGCTCGGCGAACGCCTCGACGAACTCGTCGAGATCGGCGTAGGTCAGCCTAGTTCGTAGCTTGCCGCGCACTTTGTCGTCTCCTCCACCTTGCACGCCCACAGCTTGACGCCTGTGCCGGCCAGCTGCTGCGGGCCAATCACGTTGACGAGGTACTCGGCCATGTTCTCGGCCGTCGGGTTGAACGGCACGGGCACCACGGATACCTCGTCGACGAGCATCAAGTCGCCGATCATCGGGTCGTTCTCCCACATGAGGAAGCGATGGTCCCAGTTGTCCTCCAGCCACTCGCAGAGCAGCTCCTTGATGACGCCGAAGTCGATGACGCGTCCGATCGCATCGAGGTCGGCGACGCACACGAAGTGCGCGCGGTAGTTGTGACCGTGCAGATGGCGGCACTTGTTCTCGTGCCCGCACACCCGATGCCCGGCGCTGAAGTCGTGGAATCGCTCTGCGCTGAATCGACTCATGCGTAGCCCTGCCCCTTGATGATCGCCATGAATTCCTCGCGCGCCATCGGGTTGTCCCTGAACGCTCCCCGCATCACTGACGTGACCATCTCCGTGCCGTTGTCGCGGACGCCTCGCCACGTCATGCACAGGTGCTGCGCCTTGATGACGACGGCGAGCCCGTGCGGCTGGATGCAGTCCTCGATCGCGTCGGCGAGCTGCACCGCAGCCTCCTCCTGAATCTGCGGGCGCGCCATCACCCACTCGGTCAGCCGCGTGAACTTCGACAGGCCGATGAGGCGCTCGCTCGGGATGACCCCGAGCCACGCCTTGCCGATGATCGGCACGAAGTGATGCGAGCAGGCACTGCGCACGGTGACGGGCCCGACCGTGTACAGCTCGTCCAGGCGCTTGGCGTTCGGGAACTCCGTCATGCGCGGCATCGGGTGGAAGCGCCCACGGAACACCTCGTCAACGTACATCCGCGCGATCCGCGTGGCCGTCTCCTTGGTGTTGTGGTCGTTGTCCGTGTCGATGCGCATCGAAGCGAACACGATCTCGAACGCTGCCGCGATCTCGCGCTTGATCTGCTCGCGATCGTCGTCGGTCAGCAGGTGCCCGATGCTCTCGTTAGCGAACGTCCACAACGCCGCGCTGCGGACCTCGGGCGGCACGACGTCGGTAAGGTTGACCGACTTCACGACGCATATTCCGTCGGGTCAGCGACCCCGGCCTCGGCGAACGCTTCGCGACGCTCGACGCACGAGCCACACTTCCCGCAGTGCACGTCGCCGCCTTCGTAGCACGTCCACGTGTCCTCGAACGGGACGCCGTGGATCGCGCCCTCCACGACGATGTCAGCCTTGGTCAGCGAGAGGAACGGGGTCCAGATTTCCTTCGTGTAGCCGCTCATGTCCGCCGTGCCGGCCGCCAGGGCGTTGCGCATGGCGTAGATGAATTCCGGGCGGCAGTCGGGGTAGATGAAGTGATCGCCCGAGTGCACGCCGATGCCAACGCGATCGGCGCCCTCGGACACGGCCACGCCCCAGGCGATCGACAGCATGATGGCGTTCCGCCCCGGAACGACGGTCAGCTTCATGCTCTCGGCAGCGTAGTGCCCGTGCGGCGTGTCGATCGCGTCGTCCGTCAGGCTCGACCCCTTCAGCAGCGCGCGAAGGTCGGTCAGGTTGATGATGTCGTGCTTGGCGTCGAGCGCTTTGGCGATCTTGGCCGCGCACTCCAGCTCGCGCTTGTGGCGCTGCCCGTAGTCGAACGACAACAGGTGCAGCGGCCCCTCGTGCTGCTTCCTCGCCTTGTACGCGAGCACGGCGGAGTCGAGCCCGCCACTGACGACGACAACGGTACCGGTCATGGCTTCAATCCTCTGAGTCCCAGGTAAGCGCGGAGCACGAGCTTGATCGAGTCGAGCCCGGACACCGCAACGAATAGCTTCGTGCCGATCGTGCGCTCTGCGTCCAGCGAGAAGTCGACCCACGACCAGACGGGCAGCTCGGTCATGACGCGCCCCTTGCGCCACGCTCCGGGCTGCGCGAGCGACCACAGATCGAGATCGTAGCGGGCGACGCGCGCGGCAAGCGCCTCGGTGAGGTGGCGCTTCGCGACCTTGCGCGTGAGCGGGATCATCTCGCCGTTGCCGGCGTAGGTGTCGATGATGCCGTAGCGCTGCCCTCGCGAGTAGTTCGAGGAGTCGCACATATACGGCCGGTAGTGCTTGAGGTAGTTGATGCGCGTGAACCCGAGCCAATGCACGCGACGATCGCCGACGTGCTTCATGATGCCGTTGACGAAGCCCTTGTTCCCGCGCGTGCCGACGAGCCCGCCAATGCCCACGACGTCGCTCGTCTCGTAGTAGCGGTCGAGTCCCGCGAGATCCTCGCCGCGCGTGAGGATCGGGACCGGCTTGTAGCCGCGCGCCAGCATCGCCTCGTAGTTCGCCATGGACGCCACGGGATCGCCGATGACGTCGAGCGTGAAGTAGCGCCACGGCTCGAACGGCATCGAGTCGACGAAACGGCAGTAGTCGTCCAGGGCGATGCTCTTGCCCGCCTTCCACGCGGTGAACGCGCCCGAGTCGAGGAGGAAGCGGATGTGCTCCTTGTGCTCGACGAGCAGCTCCACGACCGGCTTGGTCATGTACGGGTAGGCGACCAGCAGGTTCAGCTTGCCGGGAGCTTCGTCACGCAAGCTCATAGGTCAGCCCGGCTGCATCGAGCGCCTTCGTGATGACAGAGCGCGCAAGGTCGCCCTCGTCCTGATCGACGCGGACCCGGATCGTCGACGTGATGCCGTCGAGGTTCTCGCCGTCCTTCGTGATGTCGGCGGGCTCGACGTTCCAGCCGTTGAGCAGCGCCTCC